GTACTAGCATGGCTCACGTTTCTTGTTCATGCGGACCACATGGATGAGGCCGTCAAGAACCTGGTCTCTGCGAGGGGGGGTACATTTAAATATGTTTCTGCTCGTGATGGTAAGACCTACCTCGCATGCCTGGCTTTTGAGGGTGACGACACTTTGGGATGTATAGGCGAGCGCGGGCTGCAAGCGCCTCTCGAGACCTTTTTCACAGACTATGGTTGGAAGGCAAAATTACGGTGGCCGAAGAACATGACCGATTACATCCGATTCGTCGGGTACGATGTACTCTTACACGACAACCTTGTTGTTGAGATGGCTAAAGACGACATCGTCATGTTCCCTGAAATCAAAAGAGCACTGAAGACTAAGTGCTGGTCCACATGTGTCACCTTGACGCCTGATCAAACGAAGACGATTGATTATATTTATGCTTGCACCATGGCGGCTGAGTATCGTCATTATCCACCTATGCACAACTTTTACCGATGTTTAGCAAATGACAACACACTGAGTTCAGATAGAAGGACTAAATCATTGAATAGTGGAAATGCAGAACAACAACACTTCGCTTGGGAAGAAGTCTTTAATCGCTACGTCGCGGTCACCGGGGAGAAGCGTGATCGTTACACGACCTTACGTTGGTTAAGCGATCTGGAGTGTTGTAGTGCAGTGGATGGTGGCGATGACTTTGAGGCGTTGGCGTATGCATCGGCTGGGCGCGCCGACAACGAAGAGATTTCGAACCTCATGTCCATTACTACGGTAAACCGACCTGGTAGTGACTTAGCAGATTTCCTGCCGCGCTCATGGGTATCATGAGCTTGTAGCGCAGAATTCGTCATTTGACGGCACTGTACAGCCGACGGTGCCAGGATTAATGAATCCTAACCGGAAAAATCGCAAAAACAAAAACCAAAACAAAAACGTCAGTCAGAAGCAACGTTCTTCTGCTCGCCAGAACACCAGACTGCGCGGAATTCAGCAGGGGGTTGGTCAATCAGTGCGCAGAGCGTTCGGTAACAACTCTGGACCCGGATGTTTTGATGCCACAGTGCCAGCGCATTTGTCTTTGCCCATTGCAACCGGGCCGTACACGACGATGCGTGTCACACAACTTATTTCCACTGGCCGGCCTTTTATGCTTTTTGGATCGTTCCGCGGCAGCTACAATTACCTTGATGTGGGCACAGCACTAGCTCCGGCCTATCCTCCGACGACCATTGCGGCAGAGGGATGGGCTCCGTATTGTGCAGTGTCTCCTGTTGCGGATGTTCAACAGACCACACCATCAGACTCAGCCGTTTGGTATTTAATGGATGGTCT